CAGCTGTGGTCAACTCCAGTCGAATGTCTAGCAAAAGTATTTGCGCCAACCATAATTCTTCTATCGCCACTATGATCGAACTCATTTAATCCTTTATAATCCACACGATATGTTGAACTAAATGTTTCATTAGCAGCACCCACTGATTGAAGTTTGTATGCACCACCAGATTTAATTTTCATTTCTGCTGATGATCTGATATTTACATTGCTTCCTGCACCGATTGCGACAATTCCTGTGGCTGCGATAACGCCGCCGTCTTCATCAACGGTAGCCGGTTTGCCAACTGTCTTCAGTGACATATTATCTGTTGCATTTATCAATATATTAGCCAAAGATATTTGTGTAAGATTCTTTGTAACATTCANNTNNAAGTTACCACCAACTATTCTTGATTCGTTACCACCGATTGTAATATCAAAATCNCTTGCGCCAGCTTTTGCACTACCAACTCTACCTTTGACTGCTTGTCTTACATCAAAAGCGTGACTTCCTAGAATCTCTTCCTCACGATTACCACCGCCTGCTTTCTCTCCTCTCACACCAACTCGTATTCTTTGGTTCTTGTGAATCTTAGTATATGAATCACCCTCAATCTCTAGAACATAATCACCTTTAATAAGTTCATTCTTATTACCATTGACAGTTACATTAAGGTCACCTTCTATCAGTATGTTACTGTCTGATATAACAATCTCGTAGTTTTTGCCGACAACCTTTACAACCTTATCTCCTGTAGGATGTATCTCGGCGAATGTTCCAGTAATATGCTGTTGCAATAATCTTGCGCCGCCGGGAGTATCATCTATTTCATGAATGTGTCCTGATTCACTTTCATGCACATGGTTAAACGGATATCGTGATGGACTGCCACCTTTTGCAGATGGTTCATTCCATGTTTTTCTTATGTCCTCTGTTACGCCCGGTTGAACGCCCATTGCAAAAAATGGTTTTGTTGAAAGAGGAACTTCAGTTTGTTGCATTCCTCGTCTTTTAAAGAGAGAAGGATGTTGTTCACCAATTGCACCACGAACTAATCTATTTGTATCTGGTTCGTTTAAAGTTTTTGGAAAACGTCCATTTGGATCACTAAAACCCTTTTCTGGATTGGCTGGATCAATTGGTTTGCCAGGAATTGATCCAAGAACCATTGGGCGCTGCATAGAGTTTGCGTCCAGAAAAAATCCAAACACATGTGAACCCTCGACAAGAAAATGTGGAGTGTTTCCCATTCCAGCCATAGAAGGACTGTCCGTTGGAGCCATAACTTGTGCCCAAGGTAAATCCTCAGTTGGAATCTTTTCTAAGTCATCATCATGATAACCAAAACAACGAACCCGAACCCGACTAGCTTTCTCTGGATCATGACGGTCTTCTACAACACCCATGAACCAACGGAAACCGTCGATACCCATAAAATCATTTGAAACCATTTTAACCCTCTGTATACATTTATACAGACTATTTATAAGGGTTAATGTAAATCAGGATCACGCCCCAATCGTTTAGATTCCGAGGGAATCCATTCATAAGACTCAACAGAACAATCTTCTTCGCCCCTGCCAATCAAATTAGCAAGGGCGTAAGAAGCTTCTTCTTCTGTTAGATTGTCAAATAGACATTTCACAACAGTTTGAATAACTCTATATTTAATCATAGTTTAGTATTTAGGAGAGTGCTTCTTTAAGTAGGATATAATCTGTTTTTCCTCTTGACGATTCAACTTCCAAATAAACAGATTCTAAGTCTTTTTCTTTAACGGATCGAAAACTCTTAGTTTTCTTTGACCAATAATAAGGTGCAGTATTCTCAAACTTCACCACATCAAACTTATCAGAAAATACTCCAACTACTTTAGCAGTAAAAATCTCATCACAATAGTCTCTAAATTTTACCATTTCACCAATCATAATCTTTTTCCTTAGATAATATTAAAGTTCATACTCACAACAATTCTTTGGCCGCCACTCAAGTTCTCTGTCACACGATGTTTCAAAGTACTATCAAACATTAAAAAAAATCCCTCTGTTGATTTGAGTGTAGTTTCTGAAACCATGTACGGGTTTGGTTTGTATTGAAAAACAAAATCACCACTGTTCTCTGGGACTTGAATCCAGAACGCAGCACTAATGTGTGGACCCACTTCATATTTCTTAGGGTTCTCATGACTATGCAATACAGTAGTGTCTCCTCTCTCATGAACAATTGCCCAATAAGATTCGTTCTTGTCCTTATGAAATCTAGGGTCGGGAGTGTCACAACATAACGCTATTTGTCTTGTACCGTTTGATGCAAAATCATATTGTTTAATAAGTTCTTTACTGATCCTTTCGATATTTTTATCAAAATCAATACGAACATCTTCTCCCCGAATATTATTGGGGTCTGGATGCATCATTTTCTTTTCTGCATGATTCTTTAGAACCATCTTGGCGATAGCCTTCGTATCAATCTCTGGCATCTGTCCTACAATATAATCGGCAGTATATAAGTTTCTTTGTTCTGCATTAGCCATTCATTTGCTCACTATTTGCTCTATCCAATAATATTAAGTCTTTTTTTAATTGACTTTCTGGGTAATTAAATATATTCTCTGTTCTTGGAGATTCTATACAGGAAAATTCAAAAACAATCTTTTCTGCATCTTTCCCTATTATACCAACCAATTCCTTTCTTGTCAAGTAAATATTTTTTGGCACGTTTCTACTTGATGCCTCACCATAAATTGAATGAAACAATCCAGCATCAACAAGATAATCTGGGGCACCATACTCTTTAAGAATAACAGCAGTACCGACAAGATGATCCATTACAACTTTCGGTGCAAACCCAATATAATCAATCAGTTTATCTTCTAAGAATTTAATTTTGTATTGGTTCATAGTTCAAATATGTCATTAAAAAGTATTTTGCATAACCAGGCGCAAGTACTGGATTACCTCTGTGCAAATACATCCACATGGGAGGAAACATTAAAATACTGCCTTTCTTGGGTTTGACTGAATCACTATAATGAGGAAACACGGTTTCACCACCACCAAAATCATCATTCAAATAAACCATAAGAATGAGCACTCTTTTTGCATGAGCATGAGATTCAATATCTACATGATTTCCAAACTGCTCTGCATCCTTACCTCCATCACCAACAAGAAATCGTTTCAGTCGAAACTCTTCCCATAGTATATTAGATGGCCATTGACAATCTTGAATCATTGTGTCCACACGATATTTTTCCACAACGTCTATAAAACTCTTCATGGCCAACTTGTTCAAATGATCAAACCTATCAAACCCCATTGGGTTCATACGTTGGCAGTTGCAGTTACCACAAATCTGATGACCATCAGGACGAACAGGACCACTGCAACCGTATATCGATCCATATGTTGCAATATTTGATACACTTGCATTCGTTACCGCTTCAGCATCTTTCTCCATAGTCTCTTCAAATGCTGCAACATAAGCATCACACATTTCATCATCCAAGAAATTATCATAGAGTCTCGTATAAAAGTTTAATTCTTGGGCCATGATAATTGCTCCTTTGTCATATTCTTTGTATTTGGATCATATGCAGCAACTTCTCTTTCAGTGAACTTTGTTCCTTCATTAACAGCACTCAAATCCATATAGTTTAGATGGGTCATTACAAAGTACTTGGCACCTCTTTTAGAGGGGCTACAAGGAGGGTTACCCCTATGAATGTAGTTCCATGTAGGGGGAAAGATAAACAATCTTCCTTGCTTTGGTTTCACTTTTGCATCGAACAATGGAAAGTAAGTTTCTCCTTCTTCAAAGTCATCATTAAGATAGACCATCAAACAGAGAAATCTTTTTGCATGAGCATGAGAATAAACATCAACATGGTTATCTAATCCATGTTTCTCTTCTTCATTTACTTTGAACCTTTTGATTCTTAGTTCTTCCCACCCGATATTCGTTGGCCACTGAACTTTGTCAATATTACAATCCTTGACATATCTTGCAATTCCTTCTTGCAACTTGTATATCAGAGTTTCATTAAGATGACTAAATCTGTCAAACTCCATAGGACCAAGACGGTCACAACCACAGCTACCACATGTAGGATTTTTATTGCCATCCTTCGTGAAGCATAAGCTTACCTCTTTCCATCTTTCCTCATCAACTCGCAAAGTCTCTTCATACTTCTCAATATATTCTTCGCAATCTGAAGGAGAAAGAAAACCATCATATGCTC